TTGGAAATTGGGCTCTGAGGATGAGGACCGATACGTCCACACCAAATGCAGATTGAATGAAGGATGAATGAACCAATCGTCTCCACGCCGCACCGCAAGTCTCTGGGTACCACGAAGGAACGTATTGCGGACCTTCTTCAGCTTCTCCAGCATCGACCACTTGCGAACGAACGGGAGATCGATGCCTTCAAGCGCCTCCGCATCCGTCTTCGGCTTGCCGGTGGCCGTTCGCTCTTTGCACTCGACACCGAGATTGCCAAATATCACCCGAGCCAACTGCTCACCACTGCCAAGCGATGCCTTCTCCCCGTAAACACGCCGCCATATTTTGTAGACCTCGTCTCGCCGTAGACTAGCTTCGATCTGCTTGATTTTTTCGCCAGCACCTCTCATGGTGCGATCAACGTGTCGCATGTCGACACGGATACCGGCCTCTTCGATATCTGCGAAGGCAGCCGAGCCCTCCATGAGCAACCGATACGCGGCGGGTGAAGAAGGCTTGAAGATCATCGGCACAGCATCTCTTTCTTCTGCTGCCCGGCGATGTGAAATTCCACCAACGAGTCCACGCCACAGTACACAAGCAGCGTTCGCGTATCGACTTCGCGAATCCTATTGAGCCCGTTCTCATCAGTGGACTTCAGATACGGAGCCACCGCCCATCCCCACTCCTCTTGCCCCAATCGGACGAACGCCTGGAACTTCACCGAGGTGATGTTGGGCCGACAGTCCAAATGATGAGCTGAGACCATCGTGTCCCATACCCAATTTCGAACACCGTGGCCAAGGATTCGCCGCGTCCATCGCTCTTCGAACTTGTTGTTGGCACCCACCTTCGGCACTTTCGATCGAAGAAAGCGACCCATGGCCTCAACAGCTTCCCCCACCCAGGGAAAAGCAATCGTGTCCCGTCCTCGCCAACAGACCGACGCACACACGATCTCGGCATCCGCCGGATCTGGCTGTAGCCGATTGGTCTCGTAGTCGAATGCCATCGCCCCGCCATCTCGCACCCAGTCCTTCAACTGCGACGCCACCTCGCGGGGGTCCATCACAATGCGGATTTGCTTTTGGTAGTCGGGAACCTCCTCCCACGGGCGCCCTATCAACTGAAAAGCAGCCTTCAGATGCCGATCAAACCAAAGCTGCACGACAGCCCCTTCACGATCATCCTTGGCGTCTACGACATACGCGGGGTGATATGTAGGACACACCCACGCATTCATCCGCTGGAGCGGAATCTTCCACCCGGCCCACTGCTCGATTGATCCCGTGTTCTCCTTCCACAAAGGCGACAACAAAGAAAGCACTGCCAGCGAGCCGAAGGGGATGATCAGCCGCGGCTTTAGATCGGCAAGGATCTTCGTGAGATTTGGTCGGCAGTACGAGACATGCTTAGGCGTGATGTCATCAGACGCGTTGCAAATGAGTGCGCTTGTCCGCCAGCAATCTCGATCGAGGTTGATGCCAATGAGAGCCAAAGACCGCCGCAGCAAGCGACCGGCGTCACCAGTCAGGTGATCCCCGCGGGCGTCGTCCTCAGAAGTGATCTCATCCGAGATGATGAGCACACCCCGTCGCCCTTCCCCCATCACACCGATCTTCGGAGACTCGCAGCGCGTATAGAACCCACACGCCCCGCACTTTGGCAGCAGCGATTGCGGTGCGCCCTTCGATGCCGTTCGAGTTGCTTCGAAAAACCCCATGCTACTGCACCTTTTCGTCGTCATCCATCACAGTGCTTGTCGCATAGACGAACGAGCCCCCATCAACAAACAACTTCTCATTTGAGATACCGCATCGTTCAGACTTGCGGGTGATCTCCAGCAGCAGCTTCGGCGAGATGAGAAAGCTGATCGGCTCGCCATCAAAGCTCACCCGCTTCATCTCCTTGAACCACCCACTGGCACCCTCACCTGTAACGACGATTCGATCCGAACGGAGATCCACGCGCACCAAGTTGCCCGCCGCGTTCTCACCCGAGAATATCTCCGCTTTTGCCACCACCTCCGCAAGCCCACCCGGCAGCTCTACCGGCGTCGTGCCCTCGGCGGTGATGAAGGTGTCTAGCCTCAGGTAGTCGTCAAGGTATCGTCGGCAAGAAATGGTCAGCCCCGCCGGGTTCCGAAAATGAATCCACGATGGGGTCTCGCTCACCTCGGTCATGTCGAAGCCGCAAATGCGCTTGATTGACGTAGCCCGCACGAGAATCTCTTCCGCCACACCGGTCTTCAGGGGATATCGTGCGATCTGAAACCGGTCGCACGCTTCGATGTACCGCGGGTGGATGTGGACACACGTGAGCGTGAACTGATCGGCATCCGTACTGGCGCACGAATGGACAAGGGCAATTGCCTCTGAAAACTCCTGAGGCACCCGACGCCACTTTTCTGGAGTCTCCAGGACCTCAATGTCCAGCCGCACCTTTTCTTCCATGCGGATACCGGCCTTACGGCGGCCCTTGCCCCGCACGAGCAACTCGCCGTCAGTTTGCTCAATCAGGACATCGTCTTCTTTGAGCTGGGACAGTAGCTCAACCAGCGGCTTGGCCTTGACGGCGCCCTCGATCAGCAGAGGCGACTTGCGACAGCACGCGACTTCGTCATTGAACGTGAAGACCTGGCCATCGGTGAACACGTAACACGAGGACTGATCGATCATCTCGCGAGAAGACAAGCCCGGGCTCACCGACTCAAGGACTCTCAGCAGTGCTTCACGCCCAACACGAACGGGTGCCATCTACGTCCTTTCTGATGAATGCCTCTGAATGCTCGCGACCTATGCAGTCCGATAGGCCTCGATCACCCAGAGAGCGTTCTTCAGGTAGTGGCTCGCCGTCTCGCATGGCTTGCCAAGCAGCTTGACGAAAAGGACGTGGCCCTTCTCATCATTTGCGTTCGGCCCATACTTCTTCACCACGGCGCCAGCCACCGAGTAGGACAAGCTCGCGTCAACCTCGCCACCCAGATACGACTTGATCGCGGCCTGGGCACCAACGAGACAGACACGGGATTCTCGCGGATTGGCACGACCGTAGGCAGAGTCCACCTTATTGACGAGCTTGTCGGTGATCTCCACATCGATACCGGCCGCCTTGAGGGTGCGTGCAGCTTGATGCCATCGCGTGCTCTTCGCGGCGGTCTTCTTCGCTGGAGCGCCTGTCAGTGTCTTGCCTTCGTCATCAACAGGCACTGTCCGTACCTTTTTGGCCACCGCAGTCGTCGCGGGCGACGACTCTGGCACCTCGATCGGTGCCGAGGTTGGCTCTGCGTTGCAGGTACGAACTCGGATCACGATCTCAATGACACCCGGCTCCGGGTTGGTCTGCTCAACTGAAAGCGGCAGGGCCGCCGCCGCAGCGATCCCTCCATGGCTACTTGGCGTTGCTACGTGGCAGTCGTCATCGCCGGGCCGCCCCGCTTTGACCGCCTTGCCCTTGCCAGGCTTCTCGGCCTTGGGGGGCTCGGCAGGCTCAACATCTGCACCATCAGAAGAAGCATCGACTTCGCTGTCATCGTCATCCTCGTCTTCATTCTCGTCGCTATCCTCATCCTCATCTTCGTCTTCCGAATCGGAGTCATCCTCGTCCTCATCCTCTTCATCGGAATCAGCGTCAGAATCGTCCTCATCGTCGTCCTCTTCGCCTTCGTCGTCATCTCCGTCTTCGTCCTCTTCCTCCGGCTCGTCATCACCGTCTTCGTCACTTTCGTCATCTTCCTCGTCGTCGGCCTCATCTGCGATCGGCTTGGCTTTGGTTTTCGCCGCAGGCTTGTCGGTCGCGTCGGGTGCTGGCTTGACTTTGGTCTTCGTCTTCGGTGCCGCTTCGGGCTCTTCATCGACGACCTCGATTGCCCCGCCCGCCTCGACTTGCTTCAGCAGCGCAGCGATATCCTTCGCCACTTGTGGGTCTTTTGGAGTCGCCTTTGCATCGTCCAGGACCTCCGGGAGCTGGCTGATTTTTGAGAGCAGCCGATCGTTGTCCCACTTGTCCCCACTTTTCCACCCAGCGTGGCTGATCACTGCGAGCACACGCGATCGACTGATCGTCAACTTGGCCATCGAATATCCCCTTTTCCAGGAAGTAGTGAGAAAACCACCGTCGTGAGACCACATACTACGAATCAGCTCTGAAAATCATTACTGGCTGAAAATTATCGGCGACTCCAGATCCCGTGACCCCGCGAACCGGACGAAATCCTTGTCGTTGTATTTGGCGCCTCGACGAACAACCCAATTCAGACGGCCCATCCCAAGCCGCTTCTCGTCTGACGACACGTTGATGCCGATCATCCCGTTGACGTGCGCGAACTTGGTCCGTCGCCCCTGAAAATGTTTCTGACTGAGCAGGCCATCCATGCCGTAGGCAGTCGCCGACACCTGTGTAGCCGTGACGAGAAGCACGCGAAGCTTCTGGGACAGCCGCCGGAGCTGGAGCCACGTCTCGTCAATCTGCTCCAGCTTGTCTCGAATACCTTTCGGCGGTGCGAGGATATCAGCGTAGTCCACACAGTTGTGAACTAATGCCCCCTGCACTGTGAAGCGATGAAGGGGTCCGGCGTTGACAATGTCCCACACGGGCGATTCTTTTGTCGCGGCAACCTCTTCTCCCACCGAGTCACAATCTGTGTCGCCGTCATGCCCCGCTGAAAAAAACGAAGCAGTGTCTGATCCGCATAACACACACCCGGATGCTGAATACGGAAACGATGCAACTGTGGCGTGAGAGGAGCCCGGCTTGTGTGCGCACAATTCTGACGCCTCGTCGAATATCGTATGTTCCCAGGCTCGTAATGGCCGTCGTTGTCGATGCGGTCGATCTCCTGTCCTTCGTTCGGCTCTCCCCCCAAATTCCCGATCATCCACAAGCAAGCCTCGGCAGGGGACGCAAACCGAAATTGTATCCCCCTTCCCCCGTACCGATGCCAAGAGAGATCGTTCGGATTCTGGCAACGGGATCGCGCCTGCTGGACCCTCGCAAAAAACGCCCGAGAAAATCGAATGGGCTGCAAACACTGGCGACAACCTTTCGCCAACCCGCGACGAATGTTTGCCAGCATCACCCATTTCGTATTGCGACACTGCACACACCGAACAAACACGTATTCCCTCTTGACGCTTTTCCCGCCCACTGATCGATACCGCCGAACACGAACCACCGATGAAATTATTTTCGACAAGCCGAATTGGCATCCGACCAGTTCCGGTTTTTGCGATTCGTAATCCCATTCGCTGGCTTTCGATAAGGGTTCTCCAACCTTTCTCCGAATAGACAAGGTGATCAGGGGTGGCTGTGATCCCGGCGTATGTGATGACACGACGAACTCCCTTGTAGACCAATCCACCGTGCGAAACCCATCGCACGCCATCCCATAATCTATCGCTACCTCGAATTTGTTCGATGGGCACTTCACCCCGTTCAGTCAGAACCATCGACCCAGACGCCAAACAAACAACGTCAGAGCGCCAACCGTCGCGCGCCCACGCCGTCAACTGCCCTTCAATGTCAGCGACAGACAGCGTGCCACTTGCGTGGCACGACAGCCGCACCGAATTGCGACCGCGGCATACTCGCCTGAACGTGCGGTAGGCGTCGATCGCCGCAACGCGCTTCAACTCGACATCGTGGAAAATCGGCAACTCGTCACCCTCCACCCACTCCGTCGGGATCGTGTACATCCCCGATCGCTTCGGCAGACCGGAAGCCCGCAAGGCTAACCGCTCCACGATCTCCTCTTCGATGGAATCACCAGCGTCAAAGAAAGCGACGTTGTTGCCAGCCCTCGCAGCTCGGTACAGCAGGTCGATGAGATACGCCGTCTTGCCAACCTTCTCGCCAGCCATGAACGCATGGAACGTGCCCCGCATGAAGGCATCGCCAATGAATCGACCGAGCACACCCCGGTATCGCACCAGCGCCCTCTGACGCGATGCGCTGAAGGCCTGCTCCCATACCGACACGTCATCGACAAGATCGGCGTACGCACCCGTGCCAAGGTTCACAGGTGGCAGAGCGATACGCGCCGCAGCGTCTGCTATGCGACCCCGATCCAGGTCGATCTTGGCTTGCTCTATCTCCCGCTCAACACGTGCTTTGTTGAACACGTCAGCGGCGAGGTCGAACAGATACTGGGGGTTGTCGTGATCGATCTCATCCGACGCGTCCGACAAGTCGAACAGGAACTTCTCGATCGCCGCAACCGTCTTGTCGTCGGATTGCGTTGTGTCGGCCCACCGCTCATACAGGCGAACCATCCGATTGCCGGGCGCCTTCTGATACTTGCGGTAGTGCTTGATGATCAGGGCGCCGACCAGGTCCGCCCACGCCGCACCAAACAGCCCCTCGTCTACCCATTGCCCGGCAATGCGAGCACACACGATGTCGTTCGTGGCCATCGCAGCCAGCACTCGACGGGTGTCGGCGCCCTCGTACTTCTTCGTCTTCATCCCGCCGCACCTTCCGCTTCGTCTTGCTCTTCAGGGATGTCCAACTCGCGGCGTATCCGATCCAGGGCGGCGGCTGTGTCCGGGCAGGGTGATGACGGTACCTCCCGATCCCCGCACACTTCATCGACCAACTGCAAAAAGTTTCGGAGGATGAACCGATCGTGCTCTTTGAGATACCGGCGCCCGGCGTCTTTCAGAACAGCCAGGGGGACATCCGGCACCGACTCGGCCATCAGTTCAGCGGCGGCCGTACCCAGCCTGCGACCAAAACTGTCGGCGAGCGAGATCAGAAGCGAGACGACGTACGATCTCTGATCCCCTCTACCCATTGCCCTCACCCGCGGTTCTGGCCAATCGATCTTTCCAGGATGCCCTCTGAAAAACCTCAACGGGCTCTGAACGCACTCGTTTGTGCACAAGCTCGATTTGCTGATCCACCGTCATCGAGCGTTCATCAATGGGGCGGGACATTCTACTCATGGCCTCCTCAATTCGAATGAACTTCTGAACGAAGGCCGCGGCGCCGAAGGCCTGGGGCACGAACGGCTCGCCGATGTTCATCAGGTACCACTTCAGAACCTCGTGGAACCGTGGCCTCTGAACTTGGCCGGAGGCGAGGAACGCTCTGAACTCGGCGGCCCACTTCGCCAGGTTCGGCGGCCGCATGATTTTCCGTTTGGCGGCCAATCGCCCGTAGAGCTTCTTTGCGGCCTGTACTGGGTAGTCCTTTTTTTGCGGCCGATCTTCTCCGATGAAACCCCCAGACGAAGGAAACTCCCGCACGGCGTCCCCGCCAGGGGACAGTGTGTTCTTTTTCTTTGGGGTATTGTTCTCTGTGTTCTTTATTGTATGGCAATTTGACGTAGTGCACTGTGTCAAATTGACATCGCGCACTGTGTCAATTTGACACAGTGGTTTGGGCACTACGTCAATTTGACGTAGTGCCGGTGGGGGGGTTGGTGCCTTGGTTTTCAATGGTGATTCTTGCTGTTCGTTGTGCCGCCAAATGTTGACCACAGTGATTCTGAGGCAAAAGCCGCCTGATTTTTTTTCGATCCGTCTGGACCGAATGAGACCTAAAGCCAACAACTTCTTTCGAGATCGGACGATCGTGCTGACCGACAACGACTCCGCAATCTGCGACAAGGTGGCATCGCTGGCCCAGCAGGCGCCAGACTCCCCGCAGATCATTTTGTAGAGGCCGTAGAGCAAATACGCGGATGGCGTCATCCCTTTCATCGAGCAGACGCAATACGGCACCATTGAAAACTTCGTTCGGACATCATCTTCTACGATCTCGTTGTCGATATCGGCCGGGTTCATCGCGATCCTCCGTGATGGGGTGTTGAGTTCAGTTCAGTCCAGTTCAGTTCAGAGGCAAGGGGCATCTCGACTGCGATACCAAGGCCGCAACCGTTGGCTTCATTGGCATCTGGAGCTGGGTGATGGTGATTACGGGTAACGATTCCGCGGTCTCCTGGGCGACCGCGATCAACCCCAGATCGACCAGGCTCTGCCGCGTTTTCACGACATCGACGCCCTGCATCCTGAGGTGCGATTGGATGAAGTCGTCGGTCAGCAAGGTCTGATCTTCATCTGCGATGCAATACAGCATGTACAGACCGAAGGCCTCGTTAGACAGACCATCCATGAACACAACGGCTGTTTGCATGCGCGCGGACTTGGTCCAGTCGATCTGATTGATTTTCATCGAGAGTTCCTTTCAGAAAGAAAAGCGGCCGGTGGGGGTTAACTGAGTGTCACGGCAGCAACGACCGCCCACCGGCCGAGATCCACGGGGTGGAGAGCACCCCGGATCATGTTCGGTTTGATTGGTCATTACTGCCGTGACGGCGGGCATGCTACCCACAACCTCACGATTCGCCAATACCGACCAACCCAAGATATTTCGATCGCAGCTCCTCGATCTCATCGCGGTCTGCGTCCGCCGCATCATCGCCCGTTTCCAACAGGACATTCTCGGTCTGACCAGCGAACATCGAGAGCTTCGAGCACAACCGCCCAGCGCGCTCCTGTGCCTCGTCAGTCGAATCGAAACATACGATCCGGACCGGGTATTCAAGCATGGCCGCGACTTGCGCGGGCGTGACGCTCGTGCCGCACGTCGCCACGGCGCCGGGACCGATCGCCCACGCGTCGATCGGGCCTTCGACAATGACCACGGACTGTCTGGCGAGGTGCCCGCCGTAGAGCAGGTCTTTGTGGGGTACCGCCTCTTGCTGCTCACCCGCGGAGTGATACCGGCGGCCACTGGGCCCGATCGTTCGGGAAGTCCAGGAAACCTCCCGGCCGCGTGAATCGAAGATCGGGATGAAAATCCGCCACTTCAGTTTCCCCTCCGGTCCGATGCCCCCGATCTTCCATATCCTGACAAGTTCGTCAGGATCAAAGCCACGGCCCTCCAGATACCGCCGGTGTGCGGGCAGCAGGGGCCCGACCCCTTTGGGCCTCTGTAGGACGCCCTGGTGAGCCTTACGCGGCTCGGCAGGCCCTACCCTGTGTCCTAGAGCCTTCTGGGCCTCTCGGTCCGTTACTCCGCAAAGGAGAGCCAATCCGGCGGACGCGCTCCGGCCGCCGCATTTCCAGCAGTTGGCTTTGCCCGAGCCGGGACGGATGCCGAAGTAGAACCCGCCGCCCCCGCACCAGGGGCAGGGCATCCCGATCCACCCCTGCTTGCTGACGTGCTTGTCCTGCCCGGCCAGCCGGTAAGGGACGTTGTGCTGCTCAAGGAGCTGAATCAGGGCGTCCATGCTCAGCCGCGCTTGGGCTTTTTGATGAACGGCACTCTGATCTGATCGGCCACGGCGCCAGAGATCAGAGACACGACCGCCTCGATCATCGTGACCCCCTTGCGGGCGCAGAGCGCTTTGAATTGCTGACGAAGATCTTTGGGGATACCTCTGATGTTCAGATCAGCGGTCGGCGTAGGTCGGGGCATGGGGTGTCTCCTGGTAGGTCTACTGATCAGAGCGGCATTCCGCAGGGTCCTAGTTTCTCAACAATGCCATCAGCTCTTCGTAGATGTCGAAGGTGTCATCAAGCGTACCGCCGTCCAGCACCTTGCCGATGTTCTCCTGTTTTTCCATGATCCGCCTACACCATGGCACTTCGATTGTGTCTCCGGCGGCGAAGTAGTTGATGAAGACGGGCTTGTCCTGGCTGATGCGATGGACGCGGTCGGTCGCCTGGTGGATGTCGCCCGGGCGATGAGCCCATTCGACGAGCCCCATTTCAGACGCCGCGGTGAGTGTCAGCCCAACACCCGCCGCTTCAATGTTGCCAATGAACAGGCGGGTATGGGGGTCCGTTTGGAACGCATGGACTCGGCGATGCCTTTGGGCCAGCGGTGTCGAGCCGTCGATCACTACTGACTTGAACGGGATTCGGCGCCGAAGGCATTCGATTGCTTTCTTGTGTGTGGCCATGAGTACGAGCTTTTCATCGGTGTCCGTCAGAAACTGCGTGGCCCAGTCGACGACGGCTTTCATCTTTCCCCGACCCACTAGCCGCTGAAGATGGCCAAAGCGAGTGACGGCCAAGGCGCGTTTGGCTTTTCGGACCTTGTGGGCTTTGTTTTTGCGGAGCCATCCGATGAAGTCCTCGGTGGCGTGCTCGTATTCCTTCCGGTTGGTCAGCTCACAGAGCACGATGCGGTGCACTTTCGGAGGCAGGTCCTTCAGGACATCGGACTTCAGTCGACGGATCATCCCGTGCTGCCGCAGCTCTTTGTTGAGCTGATCGAGGTTCTCCGCTCCCGGGTAGGTCCATCCCCATCGCTGCAATTTGGGTTTGCAGTAGGTCTGAGCGAATGACCAGAAGGACTGGTACGACTCAGGCCAGAGCATGTTGAGCACCGGCCACAGTTCCGACGGCCGGTTGCGAAGGGGCGTGCCGCTGATTGCGATGAGCCGGTCTACATCGAGCGATAGTGAGCGGCAGGCCTTTGTGCGAGCCGCGACAGGATTCGTGAGGTAGTGACACTCTTCGAGAACGAGCGTATTGAAGCCCAGCATCTTGAGGTACGGCAGCCATCGTTTGAGGATGTCGTAGTTGATGATCGTGAGCGGGGGCATCTTCACAAGCTCGCGGCCGGTGTAGACTGGGGGTGTGCGAGACTCGTACACAACCGAGTCAAGTCCGACGTGATCCCTAGCCTCGGCCTGCCAGTTGAGTTTCAGACCAGCGGGGCAAACGATCAGCGCCGGGAGCCAATCTGGGTTGCGACGAAGGGCCCAAAGCGTCTGTAGTGTCTTGCCAAGGCCCATGGAGTCGGCCAATAGAACGCGTCCGCCAAACCTTTCGATTAGGCGGACGCCTTCTTTTTGGTACTTGTAGAGTTTGAAGCGAGCCATATCGAATCCCCGAGCGATCAGCTCAACGCCGCGGTGATTTCCGAAAAGCATTCGAGGATTCGATTCGTGCCCCATCCCTTTTGAATCAAGTAGTCGCGAATCGACGATCTCCAGTTGCGACCTTGATTTCCCTTTCCTTCGGCGATTGCCGTCAGTTCCGCTGGGCTGGAGAACACGAGGTCGAGGACCGTTGCCGCATCTTCGGTGAGGCCTTCAGCAAATTCCCACAGCAGAAATGGCGAGGGCCGGGCATCCACAACACTATCGGCACATGCCACCGGTAGCTTGGACTTCGTTGAAAACGACAGCAGGTGGTTCCAGATCACCCAGTGCATGAACGTCGAGAACTTGGCACCCCGTTCGTGGTCGAAATGCTGATAGGCCTTCATGAATCCGATATTGGCTTCCGCGAGCAATTCCTCGGAATCGCCGCCGTGCTTGGCTCGGAAATCGTTGACGATGTGGTAGATGAGTTTCTTCACATCGGCGTAGGTCTCTTCGACTGGTGTGGTGGTATTGGCTAGCATCGACTGCACTCCCTTCTGATGGTTGTTACGTCCGTGACGGGCGTCACATTACTTGATCGTCTTCTACTCAACAAGGTCAGTTGGCAAGAGCGGCTCACGAATAAGCCATGTGCTCCAAGACGGCCTCCAGGTCCCGATTTGCACCCCGAAGAACTTCGAGGAGCTGTCGCGATTCCTGCTGGTACGTTTTCCAAAATCGGGCCGTCTTGGGCAGTTCTGAGAGGTTGTCGATACGATCGGCGAGCTTGATCGTTTTGGCTTCTTTCGACACTGTGGCAAGTTTGGCGAATCGGTAGGCCTCCCGAGCCTTTCGGTTGTGGTATGGCTGGTCGGGGGCGTTCGTCAATTCGTCGACGAGCCGCTGAACCACGAGCCCGAACTCCTTGCCGATTTCATCGATCGCAACACCGCAGTCCTCGACAACGTCGTGAAGGAAGGCCGCGGCCACCATCTCCTCCGTGGAATCAGGCAGCGCCGCAATTCGGACAGCGACTCGTATGGGGTGATTGACGAACGGGGCGCCGGTGTAGTCGCGGACTTGGCCCGCGTGGACCTGCTCCGCAAATCTCAGGGCTTTCAGTGGCAAACTCATCTTGCGATCTCATTTCTTTCCGGGGTCATCTCAGTCACGCCTACATTCTACTCATCGTCAGTTAGGCAGTCAAGGGGTAGAGTTTCCAATTTGTGGTTCGTTCCGGGTCAACTAGCCACGGCTGCTTGTTTTTGGCTGGTTACGTACGTACCTTCGCTCAGCAGCGGGGCGGACTGCCAGATGCCTACGGGCTTTCGATCGAGAGGTCAGCGACTTCGCCGCCGACTTCGCCGATGCCCGGGTCACCAAAAGCATCCGCTTGCCCATTCTGATGCTCTTCAGCACCTTGTCCGAGATCAACCTCCGCACCCAGCCGACCGAGCAGCCCATGAATTCGGATGCCTCTTCGATCGTGTAGTATTCGACCCCATCAATCTTTCTCATCGGATCATCTCCAGTTCGGGTTAGTTGTGAAATTGCCCATGTGCTACTATACACAGATCGGCAGAATCCATTGATGGGAGCTACAGATCGCACGGCATGAGGATTGCCGAAAACCTCTCGCTACGGAAGAGCACCGCCGATCGCTTGTCCGTATATTCCACAGTCGCCCCGTTCTCACAACCCGCAAGAATGTCGAGAAGGAATTGAGGATCAAGGCAAGTCACCATATCGCCGAAGTTTGCGGCGCATGGGGCGGAGTATTCTCCGTTGCCGTGTGCCATGACCGATCCGTTCTTGAAATAGACACCCCTCGTCATCAGCGATGTGCACTTCGCAGCAGCCTTGACTTGATTGGTCAGCGATGCAACAGCATCGATCGTGAAACGCTGAGCATCGGGGCGATTGGGAAACACGTCTCGCCAGCGCGGGAACCGGCCTCGGTTCTGCGAGGTTGATACCGTCAGCGTGTAGTAGTCGCCTGGGATCGACCACAGCACCTTGTCTTCTGACCATTCACAATGCACAAGAGATCGTCCAGCAATTTTCTTGGGGGCAAACAGCTTGCTAGCAGATGCCACGAAGCGTTCAAGGGCCGGGGCAGGAATCAGACATTGCATACCCCTCGCGGAGCTGTCGACCGCAGGCCCGTCAAACTTGTGGATTCGTCGACCGTCAGAGCCAATCGCAAAGAATTCATCAGCGTTGCGGGGCTCGATCAAAACTGCGCCTAGGGCGTATCGGCTGGACTCCTGATCGGTGGCCGTGGCGACGGAATCTTTGACGGTTTGCCACACGGCCAGCGTCGTGTCCACACCACCGGTTTCCACCAGCGACGGAACCGGAAGGGCGAATGAGGCCACGCGAGGTATCTTCGCGTGATTGATGATGATGAAATCATCGTCAACCAGGATTTCGGCAGGCGCCTTGGAATGCGCAATATCGGCTACCACTTGACGTGGTAGCAGGATCACCGGGCAGCCAGATGCCCCGTCACCAGTCGTTACGGTTGCGGTCTCGTGGTTGTATTTCCACCGGGACGTGTCTCCGATGCGATCCACACCAATCGCGGATAGGGTGTACCCGTCATCGCAGAATTGGAATCGAGCAACCGAGTATCCATCCCGGCCACAGCCGGGCTTGGGGATCGTCCCGAGAATGGCCGCAGCGGCACGGGGGTGGATGACAGCAGTTTCCATTTATGGTTTCTCACTTTCTCTAGGGTTTGCATGAACTGGGGGTCTTGTGGGCACGTCTTGCCCACAAGACCGTGATGACTAGGGGTCTATCGCTTTGGCTTCCCGCCGAATGCGGCGGTCGACCAGACTTCGATCGGGCAAGACGGCAGCCAGGTTGAGCTGGAAACCTTCCAGCCGGAGTAGCGGCCGTATCCGAGGTAGTTTCCGCCTCCCATGGAGTAGTTCTCACGATGCTCGATGGAGTCGTCAGTCACTGACCACACAAACGTGGCTAAAGTGTCGTAGACGTTTATCGGTTCCACGGGGCCCCGTTCGGCCACATAGGCCTCAGCTTCAGCTCGGGTCGTGAACTGTCGGCTGTCGTCTCGATGCCATGGCGAGCCGCAGCCCTTCCAGTAGCAGCCGCGATCGCTTCGGATGTCGGTCTCCAGGTGGACGGAGACATTCCACCGCCCCTTGCCGGGACCCAGGTGTTCAGTCGGCTTGAACGCCGCCGCAGCCTTGCGGAGCTGGGCAAACGACTCTCGCTTGCCTCGCCCGAAGCCCAGCACAACAGTTCGCGCCGTGCGACCACCCCAGTAATCGGATTGGGGTTCGGATTCGCTGACATGGAAGGTTGCCACGATGACGCGATCAGCGCCCGCGGCTTCCATGGCGGCTCGCAGCTCGGCCTCCGTTACGAGTTGGCATCGTGGCACTTCGTCAAAAGCCACGGCGTTTTCTTCGGCTCGCTTCATGCTCCGTCGCTCACCATCCACTACCTTAGCAGCGGCCTTCTCGATGGCATCGAGTCGCTCTCGGATGGCAGGGTCGAGGAAGCATCGCCCATCGTTCGCGATGCAGTTGTAGACCAGTCCGCCTGGATCTCGGGGTTCGCCACGACCCGCGATCAGCTCGCCAGCCGCCGCTGCGATCTCGTTTCGCGACGGGGCCTCAGTCGCTTCGCTGTACTGGTAGTTGTATGCGGCGGTGTTGGCAATCGCCGCGGCTTCGGCAATGTCGAGAATCTCATCAAGCCGAGCCAGATTGAGCCGCACGGCGTGGGCCACAATCGAAGCAAACTCGTGGGTGTCGTATCCGATAACTGACATGGGTCGTTCTCCTGGGGGTTTCTTCGTTACGCCTACATTCTACTCATCGTCACTTGGGTAGTCAAGAGGTGAATCTGAATTTTCTAGTTTCCGGGGGCTACGGTGGCTGCCACGGCTTCCGCAGCAGCTTTTCGGGTCTTGAAAGTGCGACCCATGTCGATGCCGACGATGAAGGCTCGGTACGTCCCGTTGGCGCCGAATACCTCGCCGATTCGCCCCCGGCCGCACGGGGTGCGCACTTCGTAGCGGCCCTCGGCATACTTCCGCAGCTTGTAGGTTGCCATGGTTCGGGTTCCTTTCATTTTGGGAGTTGGTCAGTCCAGTACGACAGCACTACACACCGTTCCCCAGGGCCTTGGCTATGGCAGCTCGGGCAGGGGCGATGTCGTCCTTCCAGCCGTCAAAGGCTGCCTTCAGTGCCGAGGCCTTGCCACTGACATAGAAGGCATTGGCGCAAGCCGTGAGCCGCTTTTCGACCGCCTGGATCGCCGCCAGGAGGTCAGGAGCCGCCGCGATCAGTTTGGCATTGGCCACCGCCTCCTCCTGTCCGATCCAAGACGACTCCCCTTTCTGGGTGCCGACAACGTGGGCCAGCGTGACGTGAGCCGCCTCGCCTTCCATAGGGCAGACTTCGGCCCCGTCGGTCGTGTACCACGGCCCTGCTGTGTGTGTCTTCATCGTCGTTTCCTTTCTTCCAGGTTTCAATCAGGACTCCATCTTCTTGGCCACACCGCCGTAGCGGGCCGCATATTCCTTGGCTCGTTCTTCGCTGATGCAGATCATCCGCTGGCTCATGTGAACGCCGATCCATTCCCAGTCTTGGGGCGCGGGTCCCGCCATTTGAGCAGCGGTGTTTCGGAAGTGCTGGAGGACAAGATCATTCATCGGTTGGGGTTCCTTTTGGTTTGGGGTCATCAGTACGCCTACATTCTACTCATCGCCAGTTAGGCAGTCAAGGGGTCATTTTACCGGCTCACTCAGTTGCTCCACGAACCCCCGTGATCGGAACAACTCGACATCCACGGGGTCTTTTCCATCGACTCGCACGACCTGCCCGGCCGCGTTCGCGAGGAAGTAGCTGCCGATCAGGCTTCGTCCAGTCCGTCGGTACCGAAGGTTGGCCTTGCCCTCTTCGGTGCATCCGTACTCTCCGACAACCCCTGGCACCTCTCCGGACACCCGGAAGGCGTACTGCCGCTCCCGGTCAGCCGCGGCCAACTTCGCTTGGTAGTCGGCGTTGCTGGCCGCGTTGACAATCCGAGCCGAGGTGCTTCGATTGGCCTTTGCGGCACAGATCACTCCGAAGAACTGGACCTCGCCCTCATTGCCGTCGGCGTCGATGGGGGCGACCGCGACTCGTCGTTTGGGGCAATTCGCTCCGCAGCATTCGCAGCGACCCTCTTCCGCCATTCCGAGGATCTTGAATTTCGCAGCCATCACTCTCCACCTTTCGTTTCCAGTGCCACCATCAACCACACCCATATACTAGCTATCGACATTTGGGCTGTCAAGGGGTGAGTTCAAATTTTCTGGTGGGTCCCATCAGGACCGTATTCCGGACAGCTCGTCCAGGGCCAAGGAAGCCCAGTCCTTGGACCAGTGAGGCAGGATTTTGTCGATCCTGGCGGCTACGGGGTTCATGCCCGCCAGCCGCTCATAGCCACCCTCGCCCATCGCGGACAGGTGTTTGTTTCCAGTCGTGCCCCATCGGTAGACGAAACTCGGCCGCGAATCGTGTTTGATTGGGTCGAATCGAGCGATCTGCCGCTGAACCCACCGGCGCCGCAACCCCTGATCTTGCCCAGACTGCATTGCTGGGTACCCGTCCACGGTCGTGAAGGCATTTCGAGTGAAGGCCCACGCTGGATGAAACAGATGGCCGGTCATCTTGCGCTCTAAGTGATTCCGCTTGTCGATGTAGATGATGGACGGGATGGTGTAACCATCGTTGACCCCTGAGCGAGTCTCGATCGTCTTCGCGGCGGCTTCCATGTGCCACGGGAGATAGATGTCGTCGTCATCCCATACGCAGAACACACTCGCTTCCGGCGATGCGAGAGCCACCGAGGCGTTGCGCTTCTCCCCAAGGGTGCGGAAGCGGTGCTTCGTGGTGATGAGCTTCACCCCCGGGAGATGATCGGCTGCCTCAGGGGCATACTGCCCGGCGTCATCAAGAATGACCATCTCTTTGTCGGGATGGGTTTGCCGGAGAAACGACTCAACAGCTTCGTTCAGGAGACTGGGTCGTTTGTAGGTTGAGCAGACGGCACAGATGCGCATGAGGTCTCCGATCCTTTCAGTTGGAATCCGTGGTCGATGCGATCGACCAGAACCCCGTTGTCTTCCACCATTTGAAATCTGTGGCTCAATATACTCGGCATCCGCACCCTTTCTGGCTTGCGGCGGATCGGATTGTGCTTGTCGGTCAGCAATATTCGCATGGCTTCGCGATGGGCCTCTTCCGGTGTCGGTACCGCCCCGTACACCAAACGACGACCGCTCTTCATCTGGGATCGGATCGTGTGGCGTTCGATCAGCCTCACGTCGCTCTTCACCCCTTTGGCGTGAAGGAACAGCACTTGACCGGAGGCTGCTCGTTTTCCGGACGCGAATGGGTATGTGTACGTGTCTTTCATCCGCCATTCAAGGTCGGTACATACCGCTCGATTCACGTAGGCATGGCACTTGTCGTAATGGGGATGAACCCAACCGCGCCCTGTGCCGTGGTGGAAGTCACCTACAGCCTCCATCAGCCCGAGCATTACAAATCCGCTTCGAGACCTGTTCGCGATGCCCGGCAGTTTTCGCAGTTGATCGACTTGCCATTCGCAAAAAATGTCATCGGCGTCGATGAATAGCAGATGCTGGGCCGCCGTTTCTCGCATCAATCGATTGCGCGCCTCACACCAACCCACCCCATCGTTTCCAACTATGGCGGTCACATTCGGATGCTGGCATAGCAAGTGATCCAGCACCGGCATCGTGCGATCTTCTGCGGCGTCAACGTAGACGACCACCTCGTCAACGAACGGGGCTATGGCCGGGATGGAGAGCGAAAGGCTGTAGTCGTCATTCGCCGACGGCATGAGAACCGTGAACACGTCAGGCGCGCCTCTTGAGCATGAAAGAAGGGGCGATCTGATATTCGGGACTCGATGCAATCTCAACCAATTGCCAATCCAGACCCGCGCAGAAATGCTGGACGGCGTCGATCACGCCGAATTCGCTGATGCGGGCGAACTTGCTTGTTTTTGGCGACAGGTAGTCGTGGCCCATGATGATCCCGCCGGGCTTCACAATTCGATTGCATTCGGTGAGATCGTACAGGCAGGCGTCCTTCCGATGATCGCCGTCGATGTACGCCCAGTCGCAGCAATGATCCGGAAGCAGGGGTAGTTGATCCTTGGAGAAGCCACGACACAGAACCACCCGCCCAGACTCGATATCCGGCCCAAGCCGCTCTTTGGTCTGTGCGAGGCCCTTGGAGTGCTCCTCCGGCGTGTCGTGAGCCGACCAGTTAGGCAATCCGGATGGTTCCCAGGGATCTACCAGATAGAGCTTTGTGGCTCCGGTGACCCGCAACAGGGTTTCGGCGTTCTCACCAAACTGCACGCCGATCTCCAGACCGACCCCATTCTTGGGCAGGGCTTCGTAGAACTGGGCACGGGTCTTTCGGGTCAGCTGTATCATGTGATCACTACCTCATCTGGTTGAACGTAGGCTAGGGTTTGAAACAGAACGGCGTCGACATCGATCGGGTGGTTGAGCGCGAAGGCTGCTTGGCGGATGGCGTTCTGATCTTCGTTTTTCGTCGTCGGTACGTCGACGGCCCTACTATACAGTTCAAGCATCTCTTTCCGACGGCCAATGACGCCACCCGAGTTGCCGAATCGATACAGCCCGCGGTCGGGCTCCTGGATCGGGCAGAACGGAGGCCATGAGTTCTTCTCGCCGGAAATCAGCACGTCGGCGTCGATCGAATGGAACCGCTCAAGGATCGCATCGGGGTGCGCGTCGAAGATCACGTCCGTTGCATCCGAGAACAGGTACCACTCGTGATTGGTGGCCTGCATGTATGCCAGGGCTAGGCTCGTCTTCGCGCGGTTTTGCCATGGGTGCCGATCCTTGCCGAGTATCTCGTAGTCGGCGCCAAGGATCTCCAGTGATCTCGCGGCGAGGGTCCGAGTCTTGAGGTTTGAGAAGATGCCTATGTGGAGCGCTGACCGCTTGTGACGCTGCGGCGTCAGTCGCAGCTCAACCTCGCCCAACAGTCGGGCCGCTGTCGCACAGTTCTCTTTGCTCAGCACCTTGGGCCCACCGTTGGCGTGTAGGTGGAGCGGATTCGTCCCGGTCAGTGTGTTCCTGATCATTCGAACCTCACTGTTTTACGGCCCCACCAGTTGGCTGCCTTTTTGTTCTCTGGCATCTCCAGGTGAAAGGCGCGATACGTGGGAATGATGCGACGCTTGGATCGGTGCCACGACCTCGACAACAGCATGTCGTCCTTGGCGGCGGTGGCGCTGGCTTCGGGGTAAGCCTGGGGCTTCGTAGGGTAGTGCCACAGTTGGCAGTACCCAGATGGGATCACCGTCTTGTTGTGATAGACCATCGGGATCGTGTGGCTCGACACGTCCTCGCCCTGGAGGACCTGCTCATAGGCCGCGCGACCAATCACTGCCCGGCGCTCGACCGTATGAAGGCACTCGCGGTCTAGGGTGTTCACGTCGATCGGCTTCGTAAACAGCATGTCGGCATCAGTGATGAGCAACCATCCCCGGAGTTCTAGATAGACTAGGCCCTGGTTGATGGCCCTGCCTTTGGCGAACGGGGCGCCGTTGGCGAAGAAGGCGTCGGTCTGCACCTTGATGGCCTTGGGCACCGAGTCGATGACCCTGACCGTCTCCCAATCAGACAGGGAGGTCACGACTACCACCCGATCCACCCATGCCGCAAGATGCGGGAGGGTGCAAGCAAGGTAGTCGGCGTAGTTCACGCAAGTGACAACCGCCTCGATCATCCTTGATTCAGCTCCGTGAGAATCCTTTCCCACCCAGCCCAGATCGTGTTTGGATTGGCTAGTTCCTCAACCCATGCCCGGCCAGCCACCGCCATCCTGTATCGAAGATCTTCGTCATTGGCGAGCATTGTAGCGTAGCTCGACAGCTCTCCATTGTCGTTCGCCAGGAAGCCGGTTTCGCCATGCCTCACCATCTCTTTCCAGCCCCACTGATTTGGCACGACAAGTGGCACACCGGAAGCCATGGCCTCAAGGCCGACGCGGGGCCAGTTCTCGCGCGCCGATCCGTTCGTGGTGACCATGCAATGGATTCGTCGGAGATACTCCGGCACTGAAAGCATCTGGGGTTCCAATGCCCTGCCCCACGTCGGCGAGGGCCCGATCTTGGAGCGGGTCTGATCGTTCACCCCCATCACCAGCGCTTGTCGATTTGGGTGGTCGATCGCCGCGTAGATATCCCACAGATCCTTTGGCCACTTGTCGAGTGAGGGGCGGGATAGGCGGCCGACTACAAAGGGATCGGCGGCTGTCCGTGCCTGGTAGTCAAACGGGAATTCGGTCAGATCGAACGCCCCGCGTATGAGGTGCCCGATCTCTGGGCGATAAGACGACCCGATCATCGATCGTTCGAGTTCGGCCCGCTGAAATTCCGACTGGTAGATGAATGCCGCTGGCATCCCGTGCGCGAAGAAGTTTGCCTTCTCAGCAGGGAATAGGAAACTCATGCAGTTCAGCCACACCAGCTTGACGCCCATGCGCTTGAGTTTTGGCCAGATGCGGTAGACATTGCTGTTGCACATGCCGATGACGATCGAGCCCCGTAGGGGTCCAAAGTCTTCGATGCCCTCTCGTGTGATGTGGTGAGTCTCGCATCCGATAGCAGCGAGCTTGGCTTTCCAGTTGTCGTCTTTGCCCCACGTCGGGATCAAATGAACCTCGACGCCATTCGCGCGTAGCATCTTCACCGTATGCCAGCACTCAGTACCGGCTCCACCGAGGCCCGCTGGATACCCGAGCAGAAACACTCTCATCGTTTGCCTTTCAATCTGACGGCGTCGCGGGACAGAAATTCCCGTAGGCGAACGGCCGAGCACCCACAGGATCGCCCATCGGCATAGCCGCACACAATACCGGCTACCTCGCCGCGATCGTTGAAGAACGGCCCGCCCGAATCACCATCTCGCGCGTGAGCGTAGGACTCCAAGAACTCGTCGATGCCCAGATCATCCGGCGAGACGTAGCCGGATAGGGCGCCCGGTGATTCCCGGTAGATGTAGGGCGGAGGGCCATAACCGGCGATGATTAGGCGGTCTCGGGGGCGGGGGTTGGTTTCCGCGAGCCGGGC